ATGTGTGCCGCTATTCAATCTAACAAAGATTGGAAATCTGCTAACACTGAGGTTGTTACCCAGCAAGATGGCGTCTCTATTGTTTATCTTCACGGTAATAAGATTGCTGAGATTGGTGATGATTACATGACTATCTTCGATGGTGGTTATCAGTCCAAAACTACAAAATCTCGCCTTAATGCACTTTGCACTGAATTTTGTATTGCTGGTGAAGGTGTATTCCAGAAAGATTTTGCCTGGTATGTGAGAAAGTTTGTCGGTGCAATTAACGGACAATCTAAGTTCATCACTGAAACTTTCCAATCTGGTTACATCTTTGCCTGATGTGATTATTACCCTTAACTAACACTCTGGGCTGTATAGAATTGGGAGACTGATTCACAACGTAAGACCCAAAACTTCACCAACCAAACTAACACTTTTTTTCGTAATGATGACTCGTTCGACTGCACTTGGTATGCTCCGCGTTGGTAACACTGGGGAGGAGATTCTTCAAATCCTTGATGTTATCGTAGAGGATATTACCCAAGAAAATATCAATGATTGTGCAGAGTATTTTGCATCAATTAGTCGTTGATTCGTTGTTCTGAGAGTGATACCGAAGGGGGACTAAAATCCCCCTTTTTTTACTCAAATACATAAAGATTATGCTTTTTTTATATTAAAAAAGGTTTAATTAACGTATTTGCGTTGTTTATACTGTTGTTGAGAATTATCAGTTTAAGTGTACTCAGCAGCGTATCTGGGGGGTCTTGAGAGTTACTTTGAGGGTCTTTTTGTTCTCAATTTAATGTGTCTAGGAGTAGTGATCTTAGCGAGCAGTCTATCACGAACGCGCAGAAATGTCAAGACCGCCAGTATAAATTTTTGTGGGGATTGACAGACAAAAACCATCAGTCCTTCTAATAAATAACAGATGGAAGATTGACAATATCTCTCAGGCAGTCTATACTAGTCAAGTATCACCAACGGAGTCAATCATGTCAGTCGCTATCAGTCAGGCACAGAAGCAACGTTATAGAATCACCTTAGATATTGAGGTGATGGAAGACTTTGACCCGCATCAGATTTCATGGGAGGATCTTTTTGAACTGGAAGGATCTGAGCGTCTGATTGATAGTTACGTAGAGGACCTGAGTACACCTGTCAGGTGGTGAATTGGCAGTCTCATTGATACATAATAACACGGGGGTTGACAACAGTTAGTCTCCGTGATATTATGTGGGAGAGTAACACCGTGGACCACAGTTGTTCGCGGTTCGTTGTTATCGTGGCGGGGCGCGTTGCCGCCGTATATAAAAACGACTAACTACCCTAACCTACAGAGGTGACAGATCGACCTCGATATATAATGCGAAAGTCAAATTCATAATTGGAAAAAAAATTTCTCGCAAAAAATTTTTATGGAAAAGGTTTATCACATCTACGCAAAAAAAGAGTGTTTATATAACAATCTATCAAGAGAAGAATTTAATAATACATGGAAAACCCTCAAGGGAATGGTTGGTCTAATGAAGACTGATTATGACCTTGAGGATTTGTCTTATGAGGAATGCAATCGCCCCCTTGGAGTTCGTTCGGGTAATACGCCAGATCCAGAAGGTTGTGATAGTTATTGACATCATACATACACCGTACTATAATTGAACTGAAGCAATTCAAAAAACATGGCTAAAGGATTTACTGTAAAAGCGAATGCGCCCAAGAAGACTCAAGCACCTGAGTGGGACATTGCGGCAATTAAAGAAAGAATGAAAGGTAAGACAATTGTATTTTGTCTACCTGGTCGCGGATGTTCTTATATCTTCTTGAAGAACTTCGTACAACTGTGCTTTGATATGGTACAGAATGGAATGAGTATTCAGATCAGTCAAGATTACTCTTCTATGGTTAACTTTGCACGTTGTAAGTGTCTGGGTGCAAATGTGTTGCGTGGACCTAATCAGATTCCTTGGGACGGTAAACTGCAGTATGACTACCAACTGTGGATTGACTCAGATATCGTGTTCGATACGAGTAAGTTCTGGCAACTCTGTGATATGGCAATTGCTGCCGATGGTGCAGAGAGGGAAGTAGTTGCTGGATGGTATGCCACTGAAGATGGACACACGACTTCTGTTGCACATTGGCTTGAGGAGGATGATTTCCGTAAGAATGGTGGAGTGATGAATCACGAAACTGTCGAATCCATTCAGAAGCGTAAGAAACCTTTTACTGTTGATTACACTGGATTTGGATGGGTATTGATCAAGAAGGGTGTATTTGAGAATCTGGAATACCCTTGGTTTGCTCCTAAGATGCAAGTCTTTGAGAGTGGAAGTGTACAGGACATGTGTGGTGAGGATGTCTCATTCTGTCTTGATGCCAAGGAGAAAGGATTTGAAATCTGGTGCGATCCTCGGATTAGAGTCGGTCACGAAAAAACTCGTGTTATTTGAGGTACTGAACTATGATGATGAAAGGCGGTAATTACATTAAGGGCACACCGAAAAAAACTCGCCAAGGAAACTCGCAGTATACATTACTTTCTGCGACTTCTCGTAATAAAGCAAAAAAGAAGTATCGTGGGCAGGGTAAATAGACGTAGATACATTAATTTACAATGTCTGCTCTTATTTGCAATCTCCCCTCGGTTGAGGTCTGGGTACGTAAAGAATATTTGACTGATCACCAAAGTGGTCATGGCGAATTTGTTAAAGGCGTCTGGGTATCGTGTAAGTCGATTCCTGGGCGCACTTTTTATTTTGAAACATACCTACCTGAATATGCTGCAATGTACGACAAGTTGCCTATCAGCGCCTTCGTCTCGGCACCAGAGACTCCTAGTCCTGATATGAACTTACCTAACCTACAATTTTGGAATTGTATGGACTATGGTGTTGTTGCAGTAACGAAACAATTCATTGGTTCAATGGACTATGAGTTGTATACTCGCGACTTTGGTATTCAAAAAGGTACATATATTTGTACGATAGACAATTATCATCAGGATCCTGAGGTAGTTGACTATGCTACAAGTGAAAATCCTGCTGAACATAAGTCTCATAATCTAATTGAACTAGAAAATGGGCAATATGCATTATATCCAAACAATAGAATGCGTATCTATGATAACAGCTTGACGCCTGTTGATCCAAAAATGCCCGATTTTAAGGTATCAACGCAATATTATCAAGTTGAAAATGGGTTTGAACGTCTCGGTATGGGTCGTGAAGACGAATATTTTTGGAAAACAGCTAAAGAACGTGAAGATTCACCCAAAAAAGAGGAAAAAATCGATGACTGAAAACCTTTATCCCAATACAGATAGTAAATTTATGCGTGAAGTATGGGGCACAACCGAACTAATCACTGATTGTTGGCAAAAACCGAAGAAAAAAGTGCTACAAGAGATTGAAAATGACGATTTGACCGAAAATTCGGAAAAATCTGACTTTGATAACGAAATATTTGATCCGAATCCCTAATAAATAAAATATAATCGCTATATTCGTGTGCCGATACAACGGGTAAGTCAAGGTTTTAGGGATATAAGTATGACATTTCAGAGAAATCCTCTGAATGACGACCTTGTGGTGTTAAAAAATGCCACCGCTATTGCCCGTTCGGTAAAAAATATCGTATTTACGCAACCTGGAGAGAAATTTTTCGATGAGGACTTCGGTTCTCGGGTCTCCAGGTTTTTGTTTGAGAATATTGACCCTGTTACTGCCTCTAATATTAGAGATGAAATTGTTCAATCCATTTTGAACTATGAACCAAGAGTGACATTGACCGATGTACGGGTTGTTCCTGATTATGATGGAAATGCTATGAATGCAACTATACAATATAGTATCATTGGTGCAGATATCCCACCACAGTCGTTAGATCTTGTTTTGCTTCCAACCAGGTAAAAAATGCCACTATCTAATTTCACTAACCTGGACTTTAATCAGGTTAAATCAACACTTAGAGAATATCTAAAAGAAAATTCTAGTTTCACCGACTATGATTTTGAGGGATCCAACCTTTCGACGATCCTTGACGTTTTGGCATACAATACCTACATCACTTCGTATAACGCAAACATGGTTGCGAACGAAGTTTTTATTGATAGTGCGACCTTAAGAGAAAATGTAGTCTCTTTAGCAAGAAATATTGGTTATACACCAAAATCACGCAAAGCTGCCCGTGCTACCATCACATTTTTTATTAACACTGGTGATATTTCACCTGCACCAGCAACTATTACTCTCCAAAAAGGAGTTGTAGCAAGTTCCTCTAGTTCTTTTGGTTCACAATCATTCGTTTTCTCGATTTTAGAAGATATAACTGTTCCCGTTGTTGATAATACTGCACAATTTAATAATATTCCAGTTTATGAGGGTAATTTAGTAACATCCAACTTTACTTACAACGCAAGAAATCCAGAACAGAAGTTTATTTTGGATAATATTGGCATTGACTCTGAATTGATGACGGTTACTGTTAAACCAAATCAACAATCTTCCAGAAGTGTAAAATATAGTCTTCAGGATAGTTTGTTTGATATTGACGGAGACTCAAAAGTATACTTTATTCAAGAAGTTGATGATGAAAGATATCAAGTCATCTTTGGAGACAATATTTTTGGTAAAAAACTTGAAGATAATAATTTTATTGAAGTAAATTATATCACCTCTAGTGGTGATGCTGCAAATGGCGTCAATAACTTCAAATTTTCTGGAAGACTTTCTTATAACCGCAATTCTCAAACTTATATTGTTACTTCTGGTATTTCTGCACTTACAACGGGGATTGTTGCATCTGGTGGAGAGTCAATTGAAGGTGTTGAGTCAATTAAGAAGTTTGCGCCTCGCATTTATGCTTCTCAAAACAGAGCATTGACCGCAAATGACTATGAAACACTAATTCCAGCAAAAATTTACCCAGAAACTGAATCTATCTCTGTTTTTGGTGGGGAAGAGTTAGTTCCACCTCAATATGGTAAGGTTTTTATTAGTATCAAACCTAGATTTGGTGATTTTCTACCAAATTTAATGAAAGAGAATATAAAACTCAAATTAAAGAAATATGCCGTCGCTGGAATTGTTCCAGAAATTCTAGATCTCAAATATCTTTACTTAGAAATTGATAGTAAGGTTTATTATAACTCAAACCTCGCTCCTTCGGCAGCAGCAGTCTCTACTATCGTTCAGAATAATGCAAATAAGTATGCTGAGTCTTCTGAAATGAATAAGTATGGTGCTAGGTTTAAATATAGTAAATTCTTGAAAATCGTTGATGATAGTCATGAAGCAGTTACCTCTAACATCACTACAGTGAAAATGAGAAGAGATTTGAGAGTTGTGACTAATTCATTTGCAGAATATTCTATTGGATTTGGTAATGAGTTCCATATTAAAAGTATGGATGGTTTTAACATCAAATCTTCTGGATTTACCGTTGCAGGAATTAATGAGGTAGTTTACCTGGGTGATGTTCCTGATACAAATCGGGTTACAGGCACAGTATTCTTATTCACTGTTCCAAATGTAGGTTCTCAATCTCCTACTATTTTAAGAAGGAATGCTGGAACAATTAATTACGTTTCTGGAATTGTAACCCTCAATCCCATCAACGTTTTAACTGCAAAAGATAAGGATGGAATTCCTATTATTGAAATTGAAGCATCTCCACACTCTAATGATGTTATCGGATTACAGGATCTTTATTTGCAACTAGATATAGGAGGTAGTAATTTTGAAATGATTGTTGATGAAATCTCCTCTGGATTGGATCCATCAGCATCCAATTACATCGTATCCTCTAGTTACGCTAATGGCAATCTGGTGAGGGCAGGTGGTAGTATAACCACCACAAGCGGCGTACAGGGGACTACAGGCACCACTGGTGGCACATCTGTCACAACCACTACAGGCACCAGCAGCGGAACATCTTATTCAACACCTACTACTACAACTACATCCACATCTGGATCTTCAGGTTCAAGTTCTTCATACTAAGACGATAAATCAATAAAATGTCAAAAAACAGAGTCCAACTCAACAGTGTTGTTTCTAGTCAACTTCCTCAGTATGTTCAGGAAGATTATCCTTTAGTATCCAGTTTTTTAAAGCAGTACTATCTTGGACAGGAATACCAGAGTGGACCTGTTGATCTGATTCAAAATATTGACGAATATATTAAATTAGACACTACAACAAATTTAGTTGAATCTGTTGTACTTCAATCTGATACTAACTTTTACGATAAAACAATTAAAGTAGATCCGGGTAAGTCTCCTAGTGGAACTATTGGATTTCCTGATTCGTATGGACTATTAAAAATTGATAATGAAATTATAACTTACAGGGATAAAACTGAGTTTTCGTTTACTGGATGTAGAAGAGGATTTGTTGGTATTTCATCTTACAAGGATGTAATTAACAATGCAGAGTTAGTATTTGAAGAAAGCGAATCTGATGATCATAAAGCTGGTGCTTCAATCGAAAACTTAAGCATTTTATTTCTAAAAGAGTTTTTATTAAAAACAAAAAATCAAATTCTTCCTGGATTGGAGAATAGAACCTTAGATGAGGATCTAAATCAAAATATCTTCCTAAAGCAGTCTAAAGATTTCTATCTCAGCAAAGGCACAGATCAATCGTTTGAAATCCTGTTTAGAGCTTTATATAATAAGGATGTAAAAGTCATTAGACCATCTGAGTTTTTGTTTACCCCGTCTAATGCAAGATATGAAATTGTTAACCAACTAATCGTAGAACCCATTGAAGGTAATCCTGATAATCTTGATGGTGCAACTTTATATCAAGATGCGTATAAATTTGATAAAAATATTAATCGATCATACGCACCAATTACCTCTGTGGAGAGGATTGAGGTAGGATATGGTAAAACTTATTATAAGTTAAATTTTGATGGTGGGTATAATAGAGATATTATCGTAGATGGAACTGAATACGGTAAATTTAAGATAGAACCCTCTACAAAGATAATTGGAGCAGTATCTTCTGGGTCTACTATTGTTGATGTTGATTCCACTGTTGGATTTGGGACCACAGGTGAACTCTATGTTACGTACACTGATACTACGACAGGTGTAGTATCTTATACCTCAAAATCTTTAACTCAATTTTTTGGTATTACAAATTTAACTAAAAACATTGCAGATACAACTACTGTTGGTATCAATACTTTTGCATATGGTAGATCTAAACTTGATCAAAATGAAATAATCAAAGTAAGAGTATCATCTGTATATAATTCAATTGATATTCCCGAAAACACCACATCCTTTAAAAAGGGGACAACTGCAAATGTAACCACTTATGGGTTTAGTGAAGATAATTTTAAAACAGATAAGTGGGAATATAATGTATCACCTTGCTATAGTGTAGAAAAAGTAGAATTACTTGATTCTTCCGATTCAACTTATAGTATTACTTTAGAATCTAAACATTACTTAAAAATAGGTAATAATATTACTATTATCTTGAAAAACGAAAATAGACTGGATTCTAAGGTAATTGGTATTGATAATGAAAAAAGTTTTAGAATCATTGGTCAAGGCATTCTTGATGTAAATGGCGTCTCTCACGTTCAAAGAAAAATTCAAAAAGGAGAATCAAACACTTTTTCAAATATTAGTGATTTCTCCACCGGAGTTGATAATGTATATAAAAATAATGATGGTGATTATATTGTATCCACACCCTCAATTCCAAATTATAATTCTCAACCAATTGAAGTAAAACAAAGAAAAATTACTTTTTCTGGAACTTTTTCTGGCACTGAATTTGAAATAACTCCTGGTGTAGAGCATGGATATTACACTGGAGAGTCAGTATATTATGAAGCTAGATTAGTCAGTCAAACATTTATTAAGGATGATGGATCTGTAGGGACCAGACTTGTTAGAGATACTGCACTATTTGCAGATGGTTTATATTTTGTTAAAAGAGTGGATGGATTTACTTTAAAGTTCGCAAAGAGTAGAGAAGATATTTACAATGACAAATATTTAAGTGTAAATTCTGCAGTTACCATTACTGATAGTATTATTCAACCATATGAATATTTCTCTAAAACATTAAAACCACAGAAGTTAGTTAGAAAAATCTCTGAACCAAAAGAACAAGGAACTAAAACTTCAACAAAACCAGGTTCTACAGGGATTCTTGTAAATGGAGTTGAAATCCTCAACTATAAATCTAAGGATACTATTAAGTATGGATCCATTCAGAGTATTGATGTTTTATCTCCGACTAATGGTGTTGATGTAATAAATGTTCCAAATCTGATTATTAGCGATGCTGTTGGAACTGGTGCGACTGGTCACGTCGCTGTGTCTGGATCTTTAAGAGAAGTTAGAGTTCTTGATGGTGGATTTGACTATCTACATACACCAACCTTGAAGATTGCTGGTGGCAATGGTCAGGGTGCATTTGGTACAGTTAACATGAAGTTAATTAACCACGCGCCCAAATTCTTTGCAGACGAAGCATCTGCTAATGTTTCTCTAACTGATGATACAATTGGATTCTCAACTTTTCACAAATTTAGGAATGCAGAGCAAGTTCAATATCAAACTTTCAATGAAGATTGTGTTGTTGGATTAGATACAAGTTCATTATACTTCCTGTCGGTAATTAATAATACAACAGTTAGATTGCACCCAACACAAGCAGACGCTATATCTGGTATCAATACTATCTCTTTAACTGGATTTGGTGTTGGTAAGCACGCACTTCAAAGCGTAAACAAAAAATCGATTGTATCTTCTATCACAGTTGTTAATGGTGGAAGTGGATATGAGACCAAGAAGAGAACTGCACCTACAACAGGGATTAACACATCCTCAAATATAATCACAATTGGTAATCATGATTATAAGAGCGGTGAAATAGTTAAGTATAGTGTAGTCGGAACTGTTGCTGAAGGACTGACTAATAATACTGAATATTATATAACCTCAGTAAATAAGGATTCTTTTAAGTTATCTGTAGTTGGAGTCAGTTCTGATAAAGAGTTCTTCTATAGAACCAAGCAATATACGGATATTAACTCTGTTGGCGTGGGAACTCATATCTTTAATTATCCAGAAATTACTGCAACTTTAGTTGGAGAGGTCGGTATTTCTTCTGTCGGCACACAAGAATTTAAAGCATCAATTCAACCCATTGTCAGAGGAGAAATAACATCTGTTCATTTAGAAAATCAAGGTGTTGGTTATGGATCCTCTGAAATTTTAAACTTTGACCGGCAACCCACTATTACAATTAGTAGTGGAAAAAATGCTCAGGTAAAACCCATTATTAGTAATGGTAGAATTCAACAGGTTATCATTCTTAATGGTGGAACTGGATATCTTTCTGCTCCCAATTTAAGAATAGTTGGATCTGGTATTGGGGCAGTGTTAGTTCCAATTACTTCTAATGGTGTTCTAACTGAAGTAAAAGTTCTTGAAGAGGGTGGAGGATATGATGTTGATGACACTAGTGTTTTAGTTGAAACTGAATTTGATTCTGAATTGCAACCAGAATTTTATTCAAATCTTAAAACTTGGAGAGTAAACCTCTTTGAAAAGACTTCGCCATTTTTTACTAAAGATGATGGTGTTATTACTGCTGGAAATAATGAACTTCAATATTCTCATCTTTATGCACCTAGAGTCTTAAGAGAATCTAGTTACGTTGTTGATGCTGAAGCAAATACAATTTATGGTCAAAGTGATCTTAGTAAAGTTAGTGGTATTGAAGTGGATTCTGATCAGCATTCTCCAATCTTGGGATTTGCTTATGATGGAAATCCGATTTATGGTCCATATGGATATACCACCAGAATTGGTGGTGCAGTAACACAAATGAAATCTGGATATTCCCTCAATATCAAGAGTGGAAGACCACCTTTATCAAAATTCCCTGAAGGATTTTTTGTAAATGATTATACTCATACAAACGTTACGGACTCAACCATTCTTGATGAAAATAATGGAAGATTTGGTGTAACTCCTGAATATCCAAATGGAACTTATGCTTACTTTATGACAGTCAATAATCTGCAGACTGAAGATTCTGGCATTTTTGAAAAGTATAAAAAACCCGTCTTTCCTTACATAATTGGTGAAAATTATAACTCTATTCCAAATGAATTTAATTTTAATCTCGCATCAAATCAAGATGATTTTAACTTCGATGAAAATGGTCTTCGTAGAAACACTAATCCACTTAATTTAATTGAAGGTGATAGAGAATATCCATATGCGTTTATTCCAAATAAACTTAATCAGACAGTAAAAATTAATGCAGCTGAACCTGGAACCATTGACTCTATTGGAATTCTGACTGGTGGCATCGGTTATAGAGTAGGAGATACTTTAAATTTCAATAATAATGGAACAGGTGGAGATAATGTGTATGCTAAGATCAGCAAAGTAAAAGGAAAATCAGTTTCTAATATCAGTGTAGCATCCAGCTCTATTAGTGATGTAGAAGTATATCCTAAATCATCTGGACTTTATGAGGTTGTTTGCGATAATCCACACGAATTTCAAAACTTAGATTTAGTTACGATAACTGGTCTTTCTACAAATGCAAGTGGAATTGATGGAACATATAGTATAGGTATTTCTACTAACGTGCTTCGTATAGCAGGTGTTGGAACAACTGCGGTTTCAATTGGCACTGAAGGTGTCACTGGTTTGGTGACCCACTTTAGTGTAACCGGTGATATTCTTGCAACTAAGGTTAATGATGTTTTAGGTATTGGCACAGAGAAAGTTCAAGTTCTAAACGTAGATTTTGAAAACTCTAGACTGAGAGTTTTAAGAGCTGTTCGTGGAACTGTTTCCGCTGCACATACAATCGGCAAGTTTTTGATTGAAGATCCTCGCAACTTTGAAATAAGCACAGGCATTACTTCAACATATAAGTTTACTAGAAACGAGCAAGTTTATTTTGATCCAAGTGAAACTGTTGGCGTGGGAACTACTGCTGGAATCGGTATTGGATCCACATTATCTTTTGCTAATCCTGGCGCTGGAATTACTCAAAAATTCATTCCAACTAAGTCTCTCTTTTTTGAAAATCACAACTTTAAAACTGGTGATCAATTAACATATTCACCTGGAAATGGCGGAACAGGTCTTTATGTTGAGGATGAAACAAATGTAGGTGTAGGAACTACTTTGACAAGCGGACAGAAACTTTTTGTCGCTAAGATTGATGATGATCTTATTGGAATTGCAACAGTTAGAGTTGGTCTGGGAACAACTGGAACTTTTGTTGGAGTCGCTGCATCTCACAGAAATTCTTCAACTTTGTTCTTTAAAGGTGTTGGAGCTGGTAATACTCATAGTTTCACAACTAATCATAATGTAATAACTGGAGAAGTAAAGAAAAATACAGTCACAGTTACTACAACTGAAGCACATGGAATTAGTCCTTTACATAAGGTTGATGTATCTGTCAATCCGAGGACAGAACAAACGGTAGTTGTAAAATATAATGATTACAACAGAAATCTTGTTTTTGATCCTCTTGGATTCTCATCTACTGGAATCAATACTTCTACCGGTGCAATCTTTATCCAGGATCATAAATTACAAAGTGGACAAAAGATAATTTACAATGTTGGAGTTGGTAGTGATGTTTCTTTAGGATTAACTAACGATAAAGTTTATTATATCTCTAGAGTTGATGATAATAACTTTAAATTGTCAAATTCTTATTATGATGCAACCCGAGATATCCCTGTGACAGTCGGGATTGCTAGCACTGGACTTACTGGCGGTAATATTAATCCTATTAATCCACCAATTTCCTTCTATAAGGATTCTGTTATAACCTTTGATCTATCGGATCCCTCTCTTGGATATTCTGTATTGGGATCTAATTACCCTGCATTTGATTTTAATCTTTATAAAGATAAAAATTTCAAAGTTTCTTATAATGAATTAAATACCGTTAAATCTGGTCAAGTAGGTTCTGTCGGCGGCAAAGTTGTTTTTACTGTCAATTCCAATCTACCCGAGATTCTTTATTATAATGTGGATTTAGTTTATGATTCATCTTTACCCTCAATTAAATCTGAAAGAACAGTAGACACTGAGGTTATTTCTGGAAATGAAATTACCATCAAGAATAGCGTATATAATGGTAATCATAGAATCTCTATTGGAGGCACTAATTCTTTTACCTATAATTTAGTTGATTATCCAGAGAGCGTATCTTATGCTTCTACCACTTCTACTATTCTTTATGAAACTGATTGCGATCATACTAGAGGTCCAATTGCGAAGATCAATATATTAAATCCTGGAAAAAATTATTATGCACTTCCAGGAATTAATACACTTACCACTAATGGTGGTACTGGTGCTATTTTAGAGGCACAAAGCAACACCATTGGTGCTCTTAAGTCAGTATCAATTCAGGATATTGGATTTGGTCTCCCCTCAGACCCTACATTGAGACCAAGACTTCTGTTCCCACAGACTATTCGTATTGAACCACTGGCGACATTTGCTCAAGTAGGAATTACTTCTTTTGGTAGAGGGTTTTCAATCACTCCCAAACTAGTCGTTGTTGATGGTCAAACTAATCTGCCCGTCGATGATGTAGATCTTAGAATGACCCTTGGAAGTTCTGAAGTTGAAATTCTTAAGAACACCAACGGACTTTCCAATGTAACTCCCACGATCATTCCAACTGGAACTGATTCTGGCGTAGGTATTAGCACAATTGAATATTTCCCTGCAACCAAAGATGCGCTGGTTACTCTTTCTGTGGGGTTTAGCACAGCAAATAGTTTCCCCTTTACTATCGGTGATAAAGTCCTTATAGAGAATGTGAGTGTTGGAGTTGGTTCTACAGGTACAAACTTTAATTCTGCTGGATACGATTACAAGTTATTTGAGTTAACTGAAGTCACTCCTAATCTTGGTGGAATTGGATCTGTCAGATTCAACATGAACAACCTGTTTAAGGAGAATCAAATTCCAGGTCAGTTTGACGGTGTAAACTCTGCAGGAAGAATCACTGCACAAAAACACTTCCCTATCTTTGAATCTTTCTTAGAACTCAATGATTACATTGTTGGTGAAACTGTCACTTCTGGTTCTAAAACTGGTAAAGTTGAGGATTGGAATCCACTCACTTCCATCGTCAGGATATCCTCTGATGATGATTTTGTAGTTGGAGAAAAAATCACAGGCAAATCATCTAAAGTTGTTGGTGTTGCCTCCTCTGTCACTTCTTTTGAATCCTATCTAAACTACGCTGCAACTTCTAAAGTTGTTAGAGGGCGGCAAGATGATTCTGGAGAACTTAATTACAGTCTTCAAAGAGTTCAGGATAACTTCTATTATCAGAGATTCTCATACTCTCTGAAATCAGAAATTCCATATGATACCTGGAATGACGTTGTTTCTGCAACTAATCATACTTTAGGATATAAAAAATTCTCTGATTATCAGTTAGAATCAACTAACTCTAATTTAATGAGGGTTGGTCTATCTACTGAACTTGGAACTGTTGACACTGTAAATGACCTTACCGGATTCGGTGATCTTAATTGTGTTGCGGATTTCGACCTTGTTACAGAAAATAATATTAACTCGGGAACGATTTCCGATGAGATGATATTTGCTAATAGAATTTTATCTGATTACTTTGAATCGATTGGCAATAGAGTTCTTTCCATTGATGACATTAGTGGTGAGTTTAATAGTGAATCCAGATCAACTCCTTTCAGTATTGTCAATACGTTTGATTTATCTTTTAGATCTCATAAGTATATCACTTATGTGAGAGATAAAAGATTTCGTGCTCAAAGACAAATTCTATTAGTAGATTTACTTCATAATGGAAGCACTGCATATATGAATCAATATGGTAGAGTAGAAACTACTTATGATCAGGGATCTTTTGATTTCTCGATTAGTGGCACTGAAGGACAATTAACATTCTTTCCAACTAAGTTCTCTGTAAACGATTACGAAATTACTACTGTTGATTACAATTTAAAATCAACTCTTTCTGGAGTTGGGTCAACTAATTTGGGTGGAATAGTTGAAGTTTCCACTGCTAGCACAACTGTCAATAGTGGAGTCACAACTACAATCGTTTCTATTGCAAATACATATACTTCTGCAAAAGTTTTAGTTAATATTGACGCAGATATTAATGATAATAAGTACGAGTTTGTTGAGCTGAATATAGTTCATGACGGAACTAATGTAGAACTTCTTGAATATGGAAGATTAACCACTGGTGGATTTGCAGAATCTTCCGAACTAACCGGATTAGGAACATATCACCCTTACATCGATGATTCTAATTTAAAGGTTGATTTTATTCCTGCTGTGGGAATTGCAACTACCGGTGCTGTTAATACGATGACGGTTGGATTAGCGACAGCAACTTCTACTGGAATCTCTACCATATCAATGCAGAGAGTCACATTAGAAGCACAGACTACTTCTATTAGTGCATCTGGTTCTCCTGGAATTAATACAGTGTCATCTTTTGGTGGTGATTCTGATGTCGGATATTATCTCGTTCAGGTAACAGACACCACAAATCATAGAGTTCAACTATCCGAGGTTATAATCGCTGATAGTTTTGTTGATACATCTAATCCATCTGAAACTTTCTTTACCGAATTTGCTAATCTTGAAACTCATGCGGGACTTGGAACATTTGGTTCTGTTCTTGCTGCAGATGGAACTAACTCTCTGGTGTTCACTCCAGAGGCAAGTATCGATACTGTAGTTACAGTATTCTCTAATACTTTATGTTTAGTTGTTCCCGATCCAAGTTCTCCTACGGAAATTGACTTTACTAATGGATTGATACAGACTCAACCTGGAACTTACAGAGGAACCGAGTCTGATATTATGAGGACGTTTGGATTGACTCATAATAATGATGAAGTCTTTGAAAGATATTTCACTGGTAATGACAGCACTGTTGTCAACCTAACTGAAAATACTATTACTATTCCAAATCATTTCTATGTAAGTGGAGAGAAAATTGAATATCATCACGTAGGAACAGCTGCTTCTGCAGTTGGAGTTGCTACTACATCATTCACCGGTGTAGGAAATACAACGTTCTTGCCAGAAGAAAATATCTTTGCAATCAAGGTTGATGACAATACGATTAAACTTGCTACCAGTGCTGCTAACGCTTTATTAGAAGTCCCTATTGCAGTTGAACTCGAAAGTGTAGGTATCGGAACTTCCCACAGATTTGTTGCAACTAACCAGAATGCTAAGGTTATGGTTGCAATTGATAACGTTATTCAGTCTCCTCTCGTCGCTACGTCAGTAACAACTGGTATTTCTACAAATGTCACTGTATTTGATGAGACAATTAAATTTAGTGGAATCACATCTTTCTTTGGATCTGATCTTATTCAGATTGGTGATGAAATAATGAAAATTGAAGGTGTTGGTATCGGATCAACCAATACTATTAGAGTGCGTAGAGAATGGTTGGGAACTAAAGCTGGTGCTGCTGATACGGGTGCTTTAGTTACTAAAATGACTGGAAACTACAATATTGTTGATAATGCACTTAATTTTGTCGAGGCACCTTTCGGAAATACTCCTATTGGTTCTACAACTAACCCTCCAGACGAGAGAGATTGGACTGGTATTACCACAAGTTCTACTTTCCAAGGAAGATCGTTCGTCAGATCTGGAATTGCTAATGAATCGGATGATTCTTATCACAAAAATTATATCTTTGATAATATTAATGATAAATTCAATGGAACTACTAATCAGTTTACGTTAGAGCAATCTGGTTCTAACGTAGATGGAATTACTAATGAAAATGCAATAATATTGATTAATGATATCTTCCAAGTTCCATCTTCCACTAAAGATTACATCTTGACTGAATCTTCGGGTATTACCTCCATTACATTTAATGGAACATCACCACAAACTCCACTTGGACCTGATGTTGGCATCTCTAGTTTCCCCAAAGGTGGTATAATCGTATCTGTTGGTTCAACTGAAGGATTTGGATATCAACCTTTAGTGTCTGCTGGAGGAACTGCTATCGTATCTGCTGCAGGAACCATTGAATCCATCAGTATTGGTAATAGTGGATCTGGATACAGATCTGGTATTCAAACAACTGTCAATGTGGGTGTTGGAACCTCTAGCACTGGATCTGGAAATATCGAATTTATTGGAACCGCAGCCATAAGTGGTGGTCATATTGTAAGTGTTGCAATTACAAATCCAGGAACAGGTTACACCCATACTAATCAACCATTTGTCATATTTGATGATCCAGTATCGTATTCAAATATGCGCTTGTTCTACAGTTCTTCCTCTGCTGCTGGAGTTGGAACTGAGGCAACTGTCGATATTGTAGTTGGTAATGGTTCTAGTGTAATTGATTTTGAAATTAAAAATACTGGTTATGGTTATAGGGAGGATGCAGTTCTCACCGTCGCTATTGGCGGAACAACAGGCATTCCTACCTCATCTTCTTATTCTGGAAATGAATTTCAAATTACTGTTGATGAAATCGCAGATGATAAATTTGCTGGATGGTCTGTAGGAACTTTAGAGATCCTTGACAATATTGAAGAGTTAATTGATGGTGCAAGAAAAGACTTCCCACTAAAATTAAATGGAGCAATCACTTCGATTGTTTCTTCTCCTGGTTCTAAGATCAATGTTCAGGATGTACTAATTATCTTTGTCAATGATGTTTTACAAGAACCAGGTGTCGGATATGAGTTTAGCGGTGGTAGCACTCTTACCTTTACTGAAGCATTAAAGATTGGTGATAAAGTTACTATCATATTCTATAAAGGAAATGGTGATAGTGATGTCATCTTTAGAGATGTCATTGAAACTGTCAAGAAAGGTGACACGCTGCAACTCAAGCATATGGCGGGACTTCAGGCACAAAGTCTTGACGAAGACGAAAGAAGTGTTCTAAACGTTCTTTCAACTGGTAATGTTGCAACCAATCCTTACGCTGGACCTGGAAATACTAATGATGTAACTCTGACAAGACCAGTTACCTGGTGTAGACAAACTGAGGATAAGATTATTGAGGGTATTCCTACAGGCAAGGATAGAGAACTGTACGAACCAGTTATTAACCCAACCTCATACATTATCAAGAATGTTGGTGTTGGTTCTACTGCTGTGTATGTTGACACATTGAGACCACTGTTCAACCCACAAAACGAAGCAGCTACGCTGTCGTTCCAGAATAAGATTAAGTTTATTCCTCAAGAACCCAAAGTTGGTGCATCTGCAACTGCAGTGGTTTCTGGATTTGGAACTATTTCTTCCGTTGTTATCTCTGATGGTGGTGTTGGATACAGCACTGCTACAGTAAGTTTTGGTTATACATCTGATTCTAGAGCATTTGGTACAGTCACTATTAGTGCTGGTGGAACTGTAACTGGTGTTGCAATTACCTCTCCTGGTGTCGGTTATACATATACAAGTGTACCAACTGTACTTATTTCTCCTCCAGGTCATACCGAAGAAGAATGTGATGTTGATAGTTATGCTGGTGATAATGGTATCATTGTTGGATTCGGTACTACTGCTGGTCCCCAAATGATTTTTGATATTCACATTCCATATGACTCCTTCCTTAGAAATACTGTTGTTGCTGGAACTGCAGTAACAATTACTTCTATTCAGGCAAATGATTACTTTATAATTAATAAGTCCAATGTTGGTATGGGAAATACATTTGATGGAATATATGAAGTCTCCAGTGTAGAGACATTAACTAGAGATGTTGTCGGTATTTCGACAACTGTTAAAAGATTGTTTGTTGACGCCACAAGTGTTCCTTCTGGATACTCCTCTGGGATTACGACCTCTGATGATGGGTTTGGTTTATTTGGTTGGGGAAGAATTGATGTTAAGGCGAGAAATGTCTCCACTTCTTATACGGCATACACATCTGGTATAACTACTTCGACAAGAGTTGTTAGATCTAACTTCTTAAAGTCTAAAAATTATACCGCAAACTCCTAATAAATAAAGAAAAACCTGCGTCAAATGGCTGCCATTATAACGGATCAGATTAGAATATTAAACGCAAAGAATTTTATTGCTGGAATTGATAATTCCAGTAATTCTTACTATTCTTTTGTTGGTTTACCCAATCCTACGGATTACCAGAGTGATTGGGATACTGATCCTCCTGCACCAAAAGATAATTTTGATCAAGAGAATGACTATTGGGATACAATGGTCGCTTTAAAGAAGATTAATACTGCTGATGCGAATCAAGTAGTTCCCAAGAGAACATGGAGTTCTGGAACTGCTTATGATATGTATCGTCATGATTACAGTAGAACAAATACAGCAAAAGTTTCAGGTTCTACATCACTTTATCTTGCAAATTACTTTGTAATGAATAGTGATTTTAGAGTTTATATTTGCTTACATAATGGAACTGACCCTGATAATCCAACAGGGAAAGCATCTTTAGATGAACCTACTTTTACTGATTTAGAACCAAGAAGCGCAGGCACTAGTGGTGATGGATATATTTGGAAATATCTTTATACAATTAAACCAAGTGAAGTCGTAAAATTTGAATCCACCCAGTTCATGCCAGTTCCAAAAGACTGGACAACTGCCACGGATAATGCAGCAGTTAGAGATAATGCTGTCGATGGTAGTATCAAGATTGTAACCATCACGAATCGTGGTGTTGGTTTGGGAACTGCAAATGCAATTTACACAGGAGTTCCAATTAGAGGAGATGGAACTGGAGCAGAATGCACTATCGTTATCAATGGAAATCAGGAAGTAGGACAAGTAATTGTTTCTAGTCAAGGCTCTGATTATACCTATGGTAATGTTGATTTAGTTGCAGGCGGAGTTCCTACAGGAACTACAAGACCCACTTTTGATGTAATTATTCCTACTCAAGGAGGACATGGTGCAGACATCTATAGAGAATTGGGAGCATATAACGTGCTTCTGTATTCTAGAATTGAAAACGATAATGAAAATCCAGATTTTATTACTGGAAACCAGATTGCAAGAATCGGTGTTGTAGAGAATCCTGAGCAGTTCGGATCATCTACAATTTTGTCCTCTGACAAAGCGTCTGCAGTAAGCGCCCTCAAATTAGTTGGTATTGGATATAGCACTGCTACATTCACGGCAGATTCTTATTTTACTCAGACAGTTTCTACTGGTTCTACTGCAGTTGGAAGAGTTGTAAGTTATGACCAAACAACAGGGGTGCTTAAGTTCTGGCAAGATAGAAGTCTTGCTGGATTCAACACTGTAGGGACAGCACAAACTCAACCGACTTATGGATTTGATCTGACAGAATTTACCTCTTCACCTGGGTCAGGTGGAAGTTTAACAATTACCCCTTCTACAGGATCTAATTTAGGTATCGATACTAACTTCTCCGGTATCTCAACCGTAATAAATAATCGTACATACTATCTTGGTCAGAGTTTCACGAGTGGTATTGCCAATCCTGAGGTGAAAAAACACTCTGGAAATATTATCTACGTTGATAATAGACCATCTATCACCAGATCGTCGAACCAAAAGGAAGACATAAAAGTTATTTTGCAGTTCTAAAGAATTATGCCACAGCAGACGAATCTTAACGTAGCGCCTTACTTTGACGACTTTGATCCCGCTAACGACTATCATAAGGTATTATTCAAACCTGGTTATCCTGTTCAGGCAAGGGAATTAACATCCCTTCAGTCTATACTTCAAAATCAGATTGAAAAGTTTGGTCAGCACTTTTTTAGAGAGGGCGCAAAAGTTATTCCTGGAAATACTTCTTACACTAGACTTTATTATGCAATTCAGTTGGATAATAACTTTCAGGGGGTCCCTGTAGCTGCTTATGTTGATCAATTAATCGGAACAACGATTACGGGTGAGAGATCTGGTGTAACTGCTGTTGTCGATAGTGTCGTTTTGCCAGAAGATTCTGAAAATGGCAATATAACTCTTTATATCAACTATCTTGGATCAAGCACAACAAATAATCAAACACAAACATTCTTCGATGCTGAGACTTTAACCTGCAACGAAGTAATTATTTCTGGATTACTAGGCAATACAAACATTCCAGTTGGTTCTGCTTTTGCTAGTACGATTGCAACCAATGCTGCTGCAACTGGATCAGCGTTTTCTGTGGATAATGGCGTTTACTTCATTAGAGGCAATTTTATAAACGTAAGTAGAGAAACTTTAATTCTTGATCAATATAGCAATACTCCTAGTTACAGAATTGGTTTCTTTGTTGACGAAGAGGTTGTTACAGCAGATTTAGATGAAACGTTAAACGATAATTCTCAAGGATTTAGCAACTACGCTGCCCCTGGTGCTGATAGACTTCAGATCAGTATAAGTTTATTTAAAAAACCTTTAGATGATTTTGCTGATGATAATTTCATTTTACTTGCAACCGTAATTAACGGTGTTATTCAAACTGATTCTCTTTCCACTGGACGTGGAAGATATCATAGCAAAGACTTTACAGATACTCTTGCAAGAAGAACTTTTGACGAATCTGGACATTATTATGTAAGACCATTTGACGTTGCTTTAGTTGATTCGTTAAACAATCAGACTGGCAATAACGGCGTTTTTAACGAAGGACAATTTACTCCTGGGGGACAAACTCCTACCGATAATCTTGCTTTACTCAGAGTTTCTCCTGGAAAGGCATACGTCAAGGGATATGAATGTGAAACTTTAAACACGACTTATGTTGATGTAGATAAACCAAGAACTACAAAAACAATTGAAAATCAAGTTTTCAATTACAACACTGGACCTACTTTAAAGATTAATAGTGTCTACAGAGCACCTACAGTTGGAGTTGGCAATACTTTTGTTGTAAGTTTACGAGATCAAAGAGTTGGTGTCAATTCTGAGACTGCTCCTGGAAAAGAAATTGGTCTTGCAAGAGTTTATGACTTTAGATTGGAGTCAGGGACTTATAGCGCCTCAAACGCAAATACAAACCAGTGGGATATTGCCCTTTATGATGTACAGACCACTACTGAGATTGCTTTAAACCAGTCGCATACTTTAACTGTTCCCACTTTCGTTAAGGGTAATTCTAGTGGTGCAACAGGGTTTATAAGACATCCAGTGAGCGCAGGAACCGCTGTTACTGTATATAATAGTAAAGGAACTTTCGTAGTAAATGAAAAACTTTCCTTTAATGGACTTGAAAATGGAAGAATTGCCATTGCAATAACAGAAAATAAAATTTCTAATGTAAAATCTGTTTTTGCATCATCAAATACTTTAGATTTAGCAGACGGTATTACTGGTGTTAATACTTTTAGTGCTAACGTTCTGCAATCTAGTAAATTTACTGTTGGTATCGCCACCATCAGTCCTAAATCTAGTGGAGTAAGCACAATCACTCCT